CTCCATCGGCGCGAGGGAGTGGCAAGAATTCAAAGCCAGGTCCACCGTCGGGACGGCGAATCTCCAGCTCCGACTCCAGGGAAGCAGCGTCAAGATTCTCCCTGTCACGGACACGGGCTCGACGGTTTATTACGAATACGTCACCGCCTACTGGGTGCAGTCGGCCGCAGCCATTGTCGCGCTGACGGGCCCAGACAAAGACGCGCCGACGGTGAGCACCGACCGCGTTTGGTTTGACCGACGCGCCATTATCACCGGCCTGAAGATGCGGTGGCTCCAGGATCGCGGCTACCCAGCAGAGGCGGCCGAGCGTCAGCATTCAGATGCGCTCTCTTCCGCCAAGTCCAGCGGCCCTGGCAAACCCGTCAGCCTCACGTCCGGAAGAAGCGCGGCGCCTCAAATGGGGACTCCGCCCGAAACGGACTGGGGAACCTAAATGCTCAATCCCCGCCGCGTCCGCCCGAGCCCAAGGCCAAGCATTCAAGAGGTGCATTTGCCCGCGCCGCTTGGCGGACTCAACACGCTCAACGGCGGCACAGCGATGCCGGTGTCAGACTGCACCCAGCTCTACAACATGGTTGCGGCAGAGTACGGCCTGCGCGCTCGACTTGGCTATCGCGAGTGGTGCACGGGCTTAACTGGCGCGGGCGACAACTACGTGCGGAGCGTTCTGCCCTTCACTGGAAGCGCGGCCAACGGGGCGAACGACAGAATCTTCGTCACCACCTCTACGGGCATTTGGGACGTCTCCAGCTCTGGCGCAACCACCACAGCCCGACCTTTCAGCCCTGAGGCGACGTACGCCGTCGGCGACGCTGTCACGGCGTCCGGCACCACATTCATTTGCACTGTCGCGGGTGACTCCGAAGACAGCGTCAACCTGCCGAGCGTCTGGCTTCCGACAACGGTTTACACTCCGGGCTCATCCGTCATCAACGACGGCAGCGTGTACGGCAGCCCAACGGGCGGGACCTCCGGAGTCACGGGGCCCACGGGGACCGGAGTTCAGGCGACGGACGGCACCATTCCCGACTGGATTTACATCTGCTCGTCGCAGGCCATCGTGGACTACACGGTCACGTGGCGACACTTTCCGGGCAACATCGCGCCGACCCAGGTCTTTGCCTTCGGGAGCAGCGCAGGCCGAGCGGGCCACGGTGTCTGCCACGTGCAGGTCACGGCGGCTGGCCACTTCCTGATGTACTGGGACGAGGCCAACGGGCTCCATGTCTACACGGAGTCGACCGACACCTGGGACAACGTTGCGGAGGGCATCGGCGGAACTCAAATTTCCGGCGTCAATCCCGAAAACCTCGTCTTCGGCACCGTCTTCAAGGGCCGCGTCTTTCACATCGAAGCCAACACGGCAAAGATTTGGTACTCGGCGGCGGGCTCCATTTATGGCGCGCTGTCGGCGCTGAATCTCGGCTTCAAGCTCAAGGCGGGCGGCCCGCTCGTCGGGTGCTGGTCTTGGACCTACGACGGCGGCAGCGGCATTGATGACGCACTGGTGGTTGCGTCCACGGGCGGCGATATCTGCGTTTTCAAGGGCACGGACCCGGCCAGCGCAAACGCGTTCGGCATGGATGGCGTCTACGGCGTGGGTGCTCTTCCGGCCGGCCGCGACCTCGCGACGGACTTCGGTGGGGACCTTCTCATTGCGACTCGCTCCGGAATCGTTCCCATGTCTCGGCTCGTCATCGGTCAGATGCCCGGAGAGGCCCAGTACCAGACCGCGAAAATCGCCAACCTCTTCAACGCGGCCATGCTTTCCAAGGCAACCACTCCGGGCTGGACGATGCGCCTTCATCCCGAGGAGTCGGCGCTGATTGTCACTGTTCCCGAGGCGGAAGGCGTCGCCACAACACAGCTTGCGATGTCTCTCAACACCAAGAGCTGGAGTCAGCTCCGAGATTTACCGATTTACTCGTCAGGCATTTGGGGCGGGAAATTCTACTTCGGCACCGTTGACGGCAAGGTCTGTATCAACGACGGGTACAAAGACAACATCACGCTCGCCGACCCGACTTCGTGGACGGCTGTCCAGTACGCGGGACTCTCGTCCTTTCAGAATCTCGGCAGCATCCGCCGAAAGCAGATTCAGGTGATTCGCGGGACGTTCCTCGGGGAGTCCACGACGCCCAGCTACAAAATGGCGGCTCGGTACGACTTCGACATGACGGACCTGGCAACCGTTGCGCCTGGCGTTGGCGGCGGGAATACCTGGGACTCGGCGGTCTGGGATACCGCAACCTGGGGAGGACAATTCGCGCCGTCCACTTCTGCGCGCGGGGCCTGTGGCCACGGAGTGAGTGCGGCCATCTCTTGGCGTGGCGCTGCGTCCGGGAGAACCATCCTCGTTGGGTTTGACGTGGCGTACACCTCGGGAGGCATCCTGTGAGCCTGCGACCCGCGAAGCCAGAAGACATGGCCTGGATGGGCGCGCGCTCTTCGTGGGTGCCGACGCACGCAGCTCGAGGCATCGTCCAAGAAGACGCGGACGGCATCGGCGCGATGGTGGTTTATGACGAATGGACGCCCAACGCTGCGCGCATCCATGTGGCCATCGACAAGCCAATGACTTGCCGCGAATTCGTTCACGCAGCGTTTGAATACCCATTCCTGGAGACGGGGCGCGGCGTGTTGTTGGCGACCATTCCCGCCGATAACGACGCGTGCCTTCGGCTGGTTCGGCGGCTTGGGTTTTACGAGGCGTTTCACATCGAAGACGGATGGGCGCCCGGCGTGGACTTGGTTGCGTTTGAGCTTCGCAAGGAAAACTGCCGATGGATTCGGCGCGAAAGGTTGGTTGCGTAAATGGGCGGACAAGCAGACGCACCGGTTGACTGGAAGGGCTTGCAGACGGGCATCACTGACGCGGCATCCAGGCAAACCGCCAACAATCGCGTCAATACCTCCAACCCGTTCTCGTCGCAGACAACCAACGCAGACGGCTCCATCTCGAGCCAGTTCGGCGGCGGGCTCGGCGACGCGGCGAAGGGGCTGATGGGCCAGGCCAGCCAGTACGGCCAGGCGATGGACTGGGGCCAGTTCGGGAAGGTCGGCACGGGCGACGACGCCAGGAACCAGGCCGTCAACGCTTCCTACAACCAGTCGACCTCGCGCCTTGACCCTCAGTGGGATAGGCGCATGGAGGCGAACCGGACCCAGCTCATCAATCAAGGACTGGACCCCAACTCGGAAGCCGCGAAGAACTCCATGCAGGACCTGAGCTTCCAGAGAAACGACGCGTACTCCTCGGCAATGAATAACGCCCAGATGATGGGCCAGCAAGCTGGTGACTCCGTCTTCCGCAACAACATGGCGTCCCAGCAGAACGAAATTGCAAACGCGCTCCGTCAGCGCGGAATGCCCATGCAGGAAATGCAGCAAATGCTCGGGCTCATGGGGCAGCCGAGCTATGGACAAGACAGCTCCACGCTCCAGGGTGCGATGGGTTCGGCGTCGCTGGCTCAGCAGCAGGCGAATCAAAAACGGGAAGACGACCGCGCCAGGGCCGCCAGAGAGGCGGAACTCGCTGGAGCGGGCATGGGCCTGGCAGGCGCCGGGGTTGGAGCATGGGGAGCGCTCGCAGCCGCAGTGCCGGCAATCGCGTTCTAGGGGAGGCTGGGAGTGGGCTTCGCTGAAACATTCTTCGAGGAGGTGGGCAGGGCAAGGGCGCCAACGGCGGCGTTCGCCCAAACTCTCGACTTCCGTCCGCTCGCTCCGCGCTGGCTTTTAATGCTCTATCAGGTCATCCGAGCAACGACGCCCGTCCTCGAGCACGCCGCGCGAGCATCCGATGGCATTCTAAAGAAATATTACGAGTCCAAGCTTCGCGACGAACGCGGGCACGACTTGATGTTGGTGGGCGACTTGCGACACGCGGGCATTCTCCCGAGCGAAGCTTTCGGCGCGCCGCCAAATCCATTCGTCGCCGAGATGGTGGGCCGTCAATATTACTTGGTCGACTTCGTTCATCCGTCCGCGTACCTCGGGTTTATCGGCTTGGCCGAGGGCTTCCAGCCAACGACGGCGCAGGTTGACGAGCTGGCACGCATCAGCGGCCTGCCTTCTGCCGCGTTTCGCACGGCCCGCATGCACGCCTCTGTCGACGTGAAGCACCGCGAGGACTTGGCGAAGGTTTTGGATGCGACGCCGATGCCTCAACAGTTCGCCATTCTCGACAATGCCATCCGCTGCACAGAGCTGCAGCACGCCGCTTTAATTCTTCTTTCTAAGGAGCAACCTCATGTTCGACCCGTACAGCATCCCCCCGGAACTTCTTCAGGCGTTGATGAATCGAAACAACCAGGGGGCGATGGAGCAGGAAATCGGGATTTATAAACAGCTTGGGCCCGAGGGTTTGCGACAGCAGACGAACCTTGGAACTGTCGACGAGCGCGCGGCGCTGGCCCAGCAACAAAGCCACCAAGGCCAGCAAATGGTCCAACAACAGCTCCAGCAAATGCAGGAGATGGGCAAGCCTCAGGGCGGCAACTACCACACGGCAGGCGGCGCGATTCTCGGCGGGCTCGGAGACGCGGTGCGCAGCGTTGCCAGCGCCTACGGCTCACACAAGCTCAGGGGCCAGCAACAGGAGATGATAGACAAGGGCGCGGCGGCACAAAACGCGCTGTTGGCCCAGAAAGACCAGGGTCGCTTTGACTACGCAGACAAGCGCGGCAAGTCGTTCCAGGAAATCGTCGAAGCCATGATGCGACAGCAACAGGGCGGGGCGATGAATCAACCCAGTGCAGGGCTAGGCCTTAACTACGGGCTTGACCCGTCTCTTTTCGGAGGCTGAGCAATGGACCCCTACGACATGGACCCAACGCCCGAAGAGCGGCAAGCGGCGTTGATTCAGGCAATCAAGATGCGAATGGGCGGCCAGCAACAGCCGGAGCAGGCCGACGCCTACCGTGCCTGGGGAAATCTCGGACAACTGAGCGGGGACCGCGTGCTGGCTCCGTTCGGCCAAAACCAAGTCCAGCAAGCGCAACAGATGGACAGCCAGGGTTCGCGGCTCTTTTT